TTTTTATTGTCCCAAAGTCAGCCGTGCTGAACGACACATTGGTCACGAAATGCCACCGCCTATGTTTGGTAATGTAGAAGGAGCATATGGCCCTGACGGCAATCGAATGGCAGTTGGGTTAGATGCCCGCACCGGTAATGTAGGCAACAACCATCCCACCGTGAAACCCATTGAACTAATGAAGTATTTGATCAAACTTGTCACTCCACCAGGTGGCACGGTGTTGGATCCATTCAACGGTTCTGGATCAACCGGCTGTGCTGCTGTGGAGCTGGACTATGAATACACAGGCCTGGAACTTGATCCAGCCTATGTTGAGATCAGTCGCCAGCGCATTGAAGCCTGGTATCGGACCACGCACAAAAACAACTTCAACCAGTTATTCACTACCGATGACAATTGATGCAGCCTTGTTGATGCGCCGCAGCATTCGCTATGTGTGTGAACAAAATGGTATGGATCCTGCCGCAGTTCCACGCTTGCCTCTTGCGGTCCGAGAAAAGTTTCAAGCCTTGGCTTTTGATGTGCAGGAGGATATGCGCTACAACCAGCTCCGATATTTTAGACCTTTTGATCACCAACGGCGTTTCTTTGCCACAGGCACTTGTGATCGTCGTGGTATCCTTGCTGCCAACCGTATTGGTAAAACTGTGTCAACCTGTTATGAAACAGCAATGCACCTAACTGGACAATATCCTGCCTGGTGGACTGGCAAACGTTTCAACAAGGCCATCACAGCTATGGTTGCTGGTGAAGGTTGGAGTCAGGTTGCATTGGTATTGCAAGCAGAACTATTAGGAACAAATGATGTTAAGATTACGGACGCTGTTGGCACTGGCGCTATACCTCGTGATGCTATTGTGTTTGACACTATGCGTAGCGATGGGCCTAACTGTGTGGGTATTGAAATCCGTCACACAAGCGGTCAAAACAGCTATCTACTATTTGCTAACTACACACAGGAAGTTAGACAAATGCAGGGTTTCAAACTCAACCTGGCAGTGTTTGATGAACAACCGCCTGACGATTTCTTTAGCGAGATTGTCACGCGAACTGCCACAACGCAAGGCCAAGTTCTTTGCTCGTTTACCCCACTAAAGGGTCTTAACGGACTGGTGTCAAAGTTTTGGAACCACGAAGATGGATATGAACATATTAGAGTGTCTTGGGATGATGTGCCAGAATACGATCCTTGGGGCGAACCATTCTTGCTTATGTCTACTAGGCAACAACTTGAACGAGATTACCTTCCTCACGAACGTGACGCTCGCCGCAACGGTATTCCTGTTATGGGCAAAGGAGCTGTATTCCAAATCCGAAGCTGGCCCACTTACAAGACTGGTGAGTATGATCTGCGTAACACTACTGGCATACAACGAGTTATTGCGCTAGACTTGGGCTTGGTCAACGACAAGACAGTTATCAGTCTAATGTATTGGCACCCAACAGAAAAAGAGGCTTGGCTGCATCACCAGATAGTGGTCAAGGGCATTGAAGAAGCCAACCCAATGAACTATATCAACCATCTGATGCGTCCAGAAGTGTTTGGCACGCCTATTGTGCTGCCAGCAGATGCTTCAACAGCGGGTCGATATACAATGTCAAGTCAGAGTATTCGCACCTTGTTTGAAGAATACGAACTCAACGTTGTCAGTGAGCCCATTATGAATCCGCCAGACGATCAGGGCAGACGCACCAACCACAAGAGCTATGGTATAAATATTATGCGGCAAATGCTGGAACTGGGAACACTACACGTCAATGAAAACTGCACTACTTTCTTACGTGAAGCACAAAACTATTACGCTGATGACAAGGGAAGATTTAGTGATCCTGATGATGCTATTGATTCCGCTCGTTATGCCCTTCTTGGTTGCCTTAACGGTTACGCCGAACCTTGGGACGGACGCAGTCCACAGCAACGAATGCGTGATTTCAGACACCAATTCCAAGCTCAATCCTGGAACAGAGAACGAGAAAAGCCTGAGTGGAAGCAGGCCTGGAACCCCCGAGCCTAACAACACTAAATAATGTATAACTTGATAGGACCATCTAAATGTTGGATTTGAAAAACGTCGTCATCAGCAACTTAAACAACCACAGTGGGCAAATGGCTCGCTTTGTTAAAATGAAAAGTTTGCTGGACGCAAAATGTGCAGCTAACCTACGTTTGTTGGCCACTAAGAATAACATTAACCGTGCAAGCGATTACCACTACCTGGTGCTTGCAGTAACACAATCTACTGAACCAGTAAACGGCATTGACTATATCCATCCGGTCGTAAAACCCGTTGTCGACTACGCTACAGCAGTGATCACCAAAGGACTTGCACAGAATGGCGAGATCAAGTTTGAGTTTGTGGCCGACAATGAAGCTGACGCAGCAGCAGCCAAGCAAGCAACGCAAATGGTTCACAAGATCATTAACCAAAACAATGATCCACACCAAATCTTGCAACACTGGGTAATGGACGCAGCCTTGCACAAGAACGGTGAGATGATGGTCAGCCCAATGCGTGAACAGTTTGTGCGCTATGTCACAACACACGGAACATTGGACCAACTACGTGCATTTGAACAGCAAGCCGAAGAAGCTGGCCTAAAACCATTCCGTCAGAGTCGTCGCAAACACACTGTGGATATGGACAAGGTCCAATTAGAAATTGCACAGTATCAACAAGGCATTCCAGAAGAACAACGTCGTGAGAACCTGGACCATATCATTGGTCAAGCACAGACCGCAGCCGAAGGTGATTTCTCAAGTCTAGATGAATCAAGCGAAGATGTTGACCTACGTGATACCGAAGACGAAATCCGTGCAAGTCTTGCACGTAACACAATCTACGAAGCAAAGTATAAGTTAACTGGTTACAAACTAAACGTCAAGTTCCGTCCAATTGCACAACACTATTGGATGTGTGACCCAACAATCATCAGCATTGAAGAACAAAGTTTCTGCGGATACTACAAGCCAATGAGTATCCAAGAAGCCACAGAGCTATATCCAGACATTGACCTAGAAGAATTCAAAGTCTATGCACAGTATAGCAACGTTGGAGCATATCAAGCGGGTAGCTTGCTAAACAACTTAGCATTACACGCACGTGACTCGGTGCCTATCAATGGACTACCCGCTCAGGGCTATGCCGCCCAAGAACCAGAAGCACGCCAAGTCACTGTGTTGACAGTTTACAACCGTTACGACATTGACGGTGATGGTGAACTGGAGCTAGTAGAACTAATCTACAGTGGTCAGTATGTTATTTCAGCACGTGAAGTAGAGTTTATACCAATTGCCAATATGGTTCCAAAACCATTGGCGCAAAACTTCTATGGTATGGCCATTGCTGAATCAGTTGTGCCAATGCAAGAGTATGCAACGTCGGGACATCGCAGTGAAATTATGATGGGCTTGCTGCAAGCAACTCCACGTATTGGTGTCAAACCCGACAAGCTGGACTTTGAAATGATCCAGGACGGTGAAGCTGCTATCTTTATTTTGGATTCGAAGTTTGATCCACAAAAAGACATTTACCCATTGCCATTGCCACAAGGTAACTTGCAGTTTATTGACACTGCTATGAATCGTATCCAGCAAGACACAATGGCTATGGTTGGTATGACAATGCCAACAGACACATTCAACCCAGAAGTTATGGCTCCAGGCAACAGTGGCATCAAGTTGCAATTGGCCCTAACACCAAACCAAATCATTCAAGACAACACAGTTAAGAATTGTGCTGAAGGATTGAAAGCTGCCATTTGGTTAGTGTGGCGCACTCTAATTCAATATGGTGATGATTATGGTGTGCGTAAACTTGCACAAGAGTTCCACCCAGAAGGCAAAGCTGTGTTTATGGACTATGAAGCATTTGACGATATGAACTTCAATGACCGTAAGACAATTCACATTGATTTGGCATTGGGTATGATGAGTGACGAAAACCAATTGCAACGTCAACAAGCCATCATCCAGGGACAAACACAACTGTATCAGACAACACAGCAATTGGTTGCTTCGGGCACGCTAACTCCAGAAATGTTTAAGAAGATTCGTAAGCCATTCGAAGACAGCCTGTTTGCATTGGGAGTTAAGAATCCAGATGCTTACTTGCCAACTGAAGATGAAGTTAAAGAGATGATCAGCCAAGCACAAGCTGCCAAAAAAGCACAAGGCCCAAGTCCACAAGAACAGTTGCTCACAGCACAAGCGCAAGGCGTGGCTGCAAAAGCACAGTTGGATCAAGCCAAAGCAATGGAAATACAAGCAGACGTGCAGGGCACCAGTGCTGGCAAACAATTAGAAGGTGTTGCCTTAATAGGCGAACACAAGGCCACAGCCTACAGATGAACTAAATAAACATAGATTGGAATTGAAATGATTGAAAATGATGTATATGAGGCGTTTAATAATCGCCTTGTAAGTGCTACCGAATTGAGCAAGCTAAGTCCAGCGCAAGCGGACCGTGTGAAACAATTGGGCAGTGCTGCTGAGAATCTGTTGAAGAACAGAGACTTTGTCTTATTCGTAAGGCAGTTCCAATTAGAGAATATGGATTTTCTAACTGAGATAACTGGCCACACTGAAGAAGACAATTCAAAGCGTATAGCATTTGCAAACAATTTCAATGCTATGGACACTTTTATCAACCTGTTGAAGAGACAGGTTGTATTGAAAAATCGTGTGGTAACTCAGCAAGAGCGATCTCAAGAGCCCAACACATAAGAAAGGTAACATATGGATATACAAGTCCAGGATAAACCTAATCTCGTTCCCGAGACGGTCCCTGTCCAAGAAGTCAGTTCAGGATTAGATGCAATAGCAGCAAAAATGGCCGCAATGCGTAACCAGGTAGCAGCTACTAACCCAACTGAGACAGGTGTAGCACCAGCGGCGGCTGATGAAACCCCTGTGGCACCAGAAGGAGTTGTCGATGACAACGCTGAGCCAGAAGTTGATGCGCTAGACGCCAACGATGCAGATGCAGTTGATGAAGCCCAAGCCCCTGAAGAGGTAAGCACAGCGGATTCGACCAAAGAGGAGTTGATAGACTTTATCGATTTCGCAAATGAAAACCCGAACGCCAAGTTCAAGTTTATGCGAAATGGTAAAGAAGTCGTTATTGACGCCAAAAAGGCAGCAAGCATTCTAGGTCAAGGGGCAGCAATTAGCGAAGATGCTAGACAATTAAAAGTCGAGCGGGCCGAGTTTGATGAATATTTAAACAACAAACGTTCGGAAACCGAAGGACTCTTATTGGCAATGGAGTTTACAGTTCGTCCTCAGCTACAAAAAGCCTATGACGAGATTTTGAAAACACAAAGCTATCAGGCAACTTTCCAGCAACAGTTGGCACAGGCAACAGATGCAGCTACAGTAGCTCGTATTCAAGCCAGTATTCAACAGAATGAACGTTACATTCAACAACAGAGTGCAACAATCAATCAGTTGAAACCCAACGTTGATCAGTTCTACCAAATTCGTAAGAACCAGGTGAACGAGATTCTTGAAAACAATCGCAAGAACTTTCAAGACAAGGAGTTGAAGAACAGTTATGTGTATAACGAGATCCGTGATAAAGTATCTAAGGATTGGAGTGGGGCCAAGGCGCAATTAGTGCCAGGTGTTGACAACATTGATCTAATCTCAAGCGATGAACATATTTTAAGTTTGTTGCGTGATGGATTGAAGTATAGAGACCGTCCCAAGGCCAAGTCAGCAGGTGGCAGTTTAGCCGCACTGACTAACCGCAAACCAGGAACTGCCATACCAAGTGGAGACCGTGACCAAGAATCAAGCCTTCGCGAAAAAGCGAGGAGCGGTGATAAAAAAGCCGCACATAACTTACTTGTGGCCCGACTACAGGGTATTCGAGCAGCAAGACGTTAAATACAAATTGAAGCCTTAATATAGGAGATTATAATGGCAACTATTACAACCTCGGCGATTGGTAACGGCACAGGTGCTTACCAGACAGATATCGTCGTAAAAGATTTGGACTTAGACGTGTCCAACCGTGTCAAAGATGACACACCCGTTCTGAATATGTGTATGGCTAAAAAGCGTAAAGTAGTTTCTACTTTGCCTTTGTGGACCAATGACGTTTACCGCGCACCAGCTGTTCAAGCTGTGCAAGAAGGTGCAACAGTTAGTCCAGGCAACGCTGAATCTAACCAACGTGCTAACTTGGGTAACTACACACAAATTTTCCAAACCACAGTTGGTGCTACTGGCACTGCTCGTGCAGTGGAACAATCTGGTGGCGATCCTCAAGCATACCAAGAAGTCAAACAGTTGATCGAATTGATGTTTGACGTTGAAGCACAATTGGTTCGTAACGACCAAGTGGGCACAAAATACGCTGGACAAAGCGGCGCTGCTTTCATCGGAACAGCAGTTTCTGGTAACACACAAGTTACTGGTTCAAGCCAAACTGGTCGTCGTATGGGTTCGTTGAACAGCTTCGCTGGCACACACAGCTTTAACGCTGGTGACGGCACAGGTAACTTGGCTGTTACAAGCAACCAAATTACAACCTTGTATAACTTTGAGTCTAGCGACACATTGGGCTTTGCTGCCAACGCAGTAGGCGCAACAAGCGCATTCACAATCGGCGGAACAGCAGCAGCAGCTGGTTCTACTACCATCACTAACAACGGTGAAGGTCTAGGAAGCAGCTTCTATGAATACACAAGCAACTTGCAACAATTTGCACCTAGCTTGTATAAGCAATTGGTTACAACTGCTGAAAAACGTTTCAACGCTAAAATCCGCACAATCGTTTGCCCAACAAGTCTACGCACTCACTTGAGCGACACAATGCCAACAAGCCGTGGTATCAACCGTGTGAACAGCGAACGTGGTGACACTATCGCTACATACGAAGGTGACTTCAACTACACATACGAAATTTTCGATTCTTGGATTATGGACCAAGTTGGTGCTTCCAACCAAATCTATTTCTTGAACGAAGAAGTTCTACAATGGGGTAGCTTGCGTGACCTAGGACCTAACAACGAAGTGTTCTCGAACGCTGATGCGTCTCTTGACCAGTTCTTGCTAGAAGGAACATTGATTGTTCGTAACCCAGCTGGTGTTGCTGTATTGCACGACATCTCTGCAAGCGGCACATACGTTGGTGTTTCTGGTGGTTCTACAAACAACTACGGAGCCGAAGGCCAATTGCGTGCAAGCGCATACGTCCAACGTCTCAATGCGTGGGACGCACAATCGTTCTGATCTCGGGATCGGTAGTAAACGGGAAGAGGGGCTATATGCCCCTTTTCCATTGCGCTAAATAACAGTATGAATAATGAATTTGACCACGCTGGTAACCGCAAGAGTTACATTGGAGACGAAGATCCTGAACACAATGCAGATCAGTTCCGTATGGACCGCGGTGGACTAGTTACAACTGATAATGGAATTGCAGATCGCTTGCTACAAAACGACAAGTTATACAACACCCTTAAAGGTGATTGGAAACGCAGCGATTACAACAAGAGTAAAAACATTCTGACCACAACAGGTCGCGAAGATGGTAAGTTCTACATCCGACGTGAACAGTTCAACGTAGAATACATCCGCGAACAGTGCCAAGAATATCGCAAACGTGCAGAAGCTGGATACTTGGATCCACTAGCGCCACTTATGCCAGATGGCACTATTGGCTACAAATGGATTGAACTACCAGAGATCCTTGCACAAGATATTGGTAACAAATACTTTGGTGGTCTAAGCTGGCACACAATCAAACGCGATAAGAGTATGAAAGCACAGTTCTATCGTGTGGTGCAACAAGAATACAATGACTTTGTCTGCTACCCAGGCGGCAAACTACCAATACCAATTGAAGTGCCCTATCCCACAGCAGTTGGACAAAAAGCCTTTTTTGAAGGCGCAAACTTTGCAGGAAAACAATAATGTCAACGATGATCCCTGACGCCAATGCACTGGTCTCATATATTGAGAGCTTTACTGGCAGCACAAACGATACCGAAATTAAACAGTGTATCTATCTAGCAGAACTTTCAATGCGTAACATTGAACTGCCAGCTCTACGCACTGACCCTTATACCACAATTGGTGTTGCGGATCAATATGGTTCAGTGCCAATCCCACCTGATATGAACAAACCCATTGTGTTCTTTAACCAAGGACAACCTGGCAACTCAGGTAACTTGGCTGGACCTTGGATCGTTTATGATCGTATTGGTGATCGTGACATCATTACACAAGAGATGATTCAAAACTTGTATTTGACTCCTGTAAACATTCCACAAGTGTATCGTGGCAAGTTTGGTGAAGTAGGACAAAAGTATGAGTTCTTGCCCAAGCTAGGCGAAGGCGCACAGATCAATATGTATTACTATACCACTTGGCCACTGTTGTTCAGTTTAGAGTCTAATGGTAGCACAGTATTAAATAACGTAGTGCTGAGCACTTGGAGTGAAGGTTACATCTATGGCACACTACGCGAATACTATCTAAAACGCAAAATGGCTGAAGATGCTGCTTATTGGGCAGCTAAGTTTACTGAAGCCTGGAACACAGTTGAAGATCAGAACAACAAAGGCAAATGGTCAGGTGGACATACTCGATTGACAAGTATTTTTCAACCACGCAGAGATCAACGCTACACAGCAAGATAATAAGGAAGCATAAATGGCAAACGTTGCAGTCAGCAATACAACAGGTTTATACGGCACAACCGGTGCAACACCTGTATTAACTTCAGCCCAACAGTTATTGACACTGTTGGACAACTACGGCAATGTTAACTTTGCCTTGGATCCATTAACCAACAACACCACAATCATTTCTAACTTTGTTGGATCAGGTGGCGGAGGTGGTGGCAACATTAGTCCTATTGTTAACCTTGTTGGTGACGTAACTGCATTTGGCGTTACCGGGTTACCTATCACAGCTACACTGGCCAACAGTGGCGTTACAGCTGGCACCTATGGTGATGGCACACACGTGGCACAGGTTGTTGTTAATCAGAAGGGTCAAGTGACCAGCATTACCAACGTTGCTATTACTGCCACAGGAACTACCTATAGCAACGCCAACGTTACTGCCTATTTGGCTGGCAGCGTTAGTGTTGGCAATATTAGCAGCACAAATGGATTCTATTGGGCCAATGGCCAACCATACATCAGTGCTAACTTAGTTAACGCATATGGCAATGCCAACGTTGCTGCCTATATGCCATACTACTCAGGTAGTCTAAACAACAGCACTAGCATTATCAATTTGGCTGCACAAACTGCTGGGCTACAAACACAGGTCAACAGCACAAATGCCAACCTGGCTGCATTTGAAGCCTATGCCAATGCTACATTTACTGTCAGCAGTTATGGCAATGCCAACGTTGCTGCTTACTTGCCAACTTATGCAGGTAATGTTTCAGCAGCAAACTTCTTTAGCAATCATTATCTATGGGCCAACGGTCAGCCATTCTCTGGCGGCGTTGGTGCTACAGGTGCTACAGGACCTCAAGGTGCAACTGGACCAACTGGCGCTACTGGCGCAACAGGACCTGCCGGAGCCACAGGTGCCACAGGCGCATCAGGAGTTGCTGGAGCCACAGGTGCAACTGGAGCTACAGGTGCAGGAGCAACAGGAGCTACAGGAGCTACAGGACCAACAGGCGCAACAGGACCTGCCGGGGCCACTGGCGCAACTGGTGCTACCGGAGCGGGTGCAACTGGAGCTACTGGACCAACGGGTGCTACTGGCGCAACAGGTCCAGCGGGTGCTACAGGTGCAAGTGGAGCCACTGGCGCTACAGGCGCAACTGGTATGGGTCTGACATTCAATGCTATTGGCACTTATGCCAACATTGGCAACTATGCTAACTCAGCACCAGGATTTACATATCTAGCAACTGATCGTAGCAATGTCTACATTCAAACTTCAACAGCAACAAACTTTGCCAACGTGACATTGCCAGGCACAGGTGGTGCTTATACTACTACTGGATTTGGTAACAGCAGTTATGTTATTGTAACTACAAGTCCGTCAGGTGGAACCAATGCAGCCTGGACCAGTAGCAATGGTATCACCTGGACCAACAATAGTCTTGCAGCCAACCTTGGTAAAATTTGGAAAGATATTGTTTATGTTCCAGGCAATGGTCGTTTGATTGCTGCTGGCACATCAGCCTACACAATGTATTCTACAAACAATGGCGCTAGTTGGACGCTGGCCAGCGGTATTCCTAGCCCTGGTGGTGGTTCATATTTTGCATTGGCCTGTGATGGAAACAATACAGTATTTGCATTGGCGTTTGGGTCAACTTCTAGTGCAATCAGTTCAGATGGTGGCGTTACTTGGACCACCGTAACTATGCCAGTTGGATATCTAACTGACGTTGCTTATGGCAATGGTCGTTTTGTTGCACTTGGTTATAACTCAGGTTCTACTGCAATCTATTATTCATATGATGGTAGCACCTGGACTGCTGCAAATACTATTCCTGCCGATCAATATGACAGTGTTGCATATGGTAATGGTATATTTGTTGCCACAGGAACTTCAACAGTTTGTATCAGTAGTGATGGTTCAAATTGGACTGAATACTACGCGCCAATCTCTCAGACTTCCAATGATAGTCACGCCATTGCATTTGGTAATGGTTTATTCTCAACTTATGGTTCAGTGGCCAACACAGCAATCACAAGTTCAAACGCTATTAACTGGACTTCAGTAAGTCTTCCAGTAGGAACTTCTAATGGTTTGCTTATTGCTGGCGGTAATGCTATTGTATCAGTTGCACTTAATAGTCCTGAATGGGCATCAACCAGCAACGTTACACTAGCTTGGAGCGTTGGTGTTCCTATCACAGGACCAGCAGGCGCTACAGGCGCAACAGGACCTACAGGTGCAACGGGAGCCACTGGAGCCACTGGACCAGCCGGAGCCACAGGACCTACAGGCGCAACAGGTGCTACTGGCGCTACAGGTATTCAAGGTAACGTAGGTGCAACCGGAGCTACTGGCCTAACAGGAGCCACAGGACCTACTGGCGCAACTGGACCCGTTGGAGCTACAGGTGCCACAGGACCTGCTGGAGCTACAGGACCAGTGGGAGCAACAGGTGCAACAGGCGCTACTGGAGCTACAGGTGCAAGCGGCATTGCATTCACTGGCAACCTGGCTGGATCAACCCTGTTTGACAGTGTTAACGGTCGTATCCTGGCCAATGCTTATCCACAAAGCGATCCAGGCACACAGCCACCAATGTGGCAAAACATTAAAAACAATCCTCCAGTTTATGTAAACGGAGTATTGCAACCAGCTGCTGGCACGGCCGTCAACGGTCTAATCAACCAAAACAGCTACTTGATGCAAACTGTGGGCAATGTGGGTCTACAGTCCAGCTATCAAACTACCAATACAAGATTTACCAATGGTATCTTAAACTATCAGAGCATTTGGCCAGTAACAGCCAACGTGATGCAGAACACTGACCGTTATCGTCATTCAGAAAACACTCTTGAAGTTAACTTGAATGGTATCAGTTGGGCCAGTAGCCAGGCTCAATTGCAAACTACTGTGGCCACACAGCAAAACTTTTTAAGCATATACGGTAACGGAACATTGGGCACTGCTGGTGCAGTAACTGGCACTGTGTATCTCATACCCGAAGGAACTGCTCTTGGTAGCGGCTTGGTTGCCAACGTAAACTATGTTACTGGGGTAACAGGTCAGATTCAAAGTCAGACCACTTACGGCGCTACCAACACTGCCAACGTGATCTATGCACGTGGTTTCTTGCCACAAATTGGTCCAGCATCAAACAGTGTTGCAATTACCAATGCTGTTGGTTTACATACTCCAAGTGGTTGGGTAACAGCTCCTGGCGCTGCCGGTGGTGGTGCTATCACAAACCGTTATGCTGTCTTGAACGAAGATAGCAACAGCCTGATTCAAACCAATGCCAATATTGTGTTGGCTCCTGGGTCTGGCAAAGCCATTGTGTTTAGCGATGGCACCAGTATGACAACTGCTGCAACAGGTGGTGGTTCAACCTACAGCAATGCCAATGTGGCCAGCTATTTGCCAACCAGCACAGTAAACTTTGGTGGTAACTTGTCAACAGTTAGTGGTAACACTACCATTACTGCTGCAAGCAACACAGTTGATATGAGTGTTAACACAGGTGGATTGGGATTACCAATAGGCGGCAACAGCAGTCGTCCATCAAATCCAAGTCCTGGCACTGTGAGATTTAATTCAGACACAAGCAATCCTGAATGGTATGATGCTATTGATGCCGCTTGGAAAAACTTTAGTCAGACATACACTCCAGCACCAGCTAGTTACAATGCCTGGTATCTATCAATTGGTGGTGGTGGCGGTGGCGGATCATCAAGTAGCACAAGTGAAGGTGCCGGCGGCGGCGCCGGTGGTTATCTGGAAGGTAACGTCACATTAAATTCTGGCACTACTTATACTATAGTTGTTGGTGCTGGCGGAGCTGGACAGATAACATCTACTCAAGCAGTAAATGGAACTGACTCTACCATTGCAGCAGTTGCCATTGATTCAGTTGGTGGTGGCGGTGGTGGTGGCGATGCAGTTGGCGGTATTTTTTATGGTGGCGGCAACGGCGGCTCTGGTGGCGGTATGGGAGACTTTAGTAATTCTACTGCCCCTGGAAGCGGAACAAGTGGCCAAGGATATGCCGGTGGTGTAAGTGGAAACAATGGCGCCTGGGGCAATGGCGGCGGTGGCGGTGGTGCTGGAGCCGTTGGTAGTGCTTCATCAACAACTAATGGTGGTGCCGGTGGCGTGGGTCTTGCCACCAATATTACTGGATCAAGTGTTTATTATGCCGGTGGCGGTGGCGGTGGCGGTGGCGGCAACGGCGTTGGTGGAGGATCAGCAGGTGGTGCTGGCGGAACTGGTGGTGGAGGAACAGGTGCTACTGGTAACCAATATGGCGGATCATATGGTGCAGGATCTGCAGGATCTGCCAACACTGGTGGCGGTGGTGGTGGAGCTGGCGAATATGGCGGCAGCGGTAGTAGTGGATATAATGGTGGATCAGGCGTGGTAATTTTGTCAGTGCCAACCAGCAAATATACTGGAACTACAACTGGTAGCCCAACAGTGACAACTAATGGTAGTAACACTATTATTAAATTTACAAGCTCAGGTAGCTATACAGCATAAGGAATAAAAATGAGTCATTACGCAAAAGTCTTAGATGGTCGAGTTGTAAAAGTAATCGTAGCCGACGCTGATTTTTTTACAACCTTCCGTGACACCAGTCCTGGCACTTGGATACAGACCAGTTACAACACACAAGCCAATGTTCACACACAAGGTGGAACACCATTACGTGGTAACTATGCTGGAATAGGATACACATACGACGCCGTCAATGATGTATTCTATCCTCCAAAGCCTTACAATAGCTGGAATTTAAATCAATCAACTTGGATCTGGGAAGCTCCAACCCCAATGCCCACTGATGGTAAAAAATATCGTTGGAACGAATCAACTCAAACCTGGGATGCAGAATAATGCCAATGAAATCAGTTAGAACTCCGTTTGCCAATATGAGCTTTACACCGGATGTTCCAAGCACAGCACTAGGCCCAACAGAATACAATGCTGGTTTCAATGTGGAAACTGATGTGCGTGGAGTTCGCAGTATCAGCGGTGATCAAACATTCTTTGCTCACGTGCCAGGCACACCCAACTACATATCAGGTGGCTATCGTGAAGATGGCAACTTTTGGTTCATTGTAGCCACAGATGAAGGCCATTGGTGGGCTGCAAAAGATGCCACAGGTTGGACAGACATTACACCGCCAGGCGGAACATTCTCTGGATATAACCAAGCATTGAACATTACCGAATGGTGGAATGGCACAGTGCCATTTTTTAATGATAGTATCAATCCTCCAATGTTTTGGGGAAATGGTGATGCCACAATGACTTTGTATAGCAATACGCTACAACAAAGTATTGGTAATATTGTTTACGTCAATCCAACCACGCAACAAATACAATTGAGCACACCATTGGCTGTGGCACCATATGCTGCTGGCGAAAAGATTGTTATCAGTGGCACTGGATCAAGTTACTATGATGGCACATTCACAGTTGTAAGTTCAACCACATCAACCATCAATTACACAGCCAGCCCTGGATCAGCTTATCCTGGCAATGGCGGCACTGTTGCTCCATTGTATGCTTGGAACTACAATCCCAACTGGATTAGCGTTAGTGCAGGTTGGATGCGTATGTATTCAACTCCCAACGTGGGATCAATTTTGATTGCTGGTAACTTGACAGCAGTTGACTTGAACAATAACACCATCAATTATCCTGTAACTGTGCAATGGAGTCAAGCATTTGGACTTAACCAAGCACCAGCAACTTGGACTCCAACTGTGACCAACGTGGCCAACCAGTTAGAAGTTCCCTTACGTGGTGCTTGTGTAGATGCGTTTCCCAGCAATGGACAGTTTTTCTTATGCAGCTATTGGGACACAGTTGTGTTTAGTCCAATCAACTATTCAACAACAGCAGCACCTATCTTAGGTGTCAGCTTGTTCAGCAAAGGTCGTGGTATGTTAAGTAGCAACTGTTGGGCCATTGCCGACAACAAAGTCTACGGGCTTGATGCACGTGACATTTGGGTCTTTGATGGACAAAGTTTCAAAGGCATTGGTAACCAACGTGTTAAGAACTGGTTCTTTGATCAGTTGGCTCCGCAATATTCGGACCGCACCTATATGGAAACCAACACTGAAAAGAATCAGATTGAGATCTATTATTCAACGGCGGATGCTGTAAATGGCGTGCCCAACAAGATGTTGAGCTATAGATATGATTTGGATTGCTGGAATGCTCCACGTGATGTTTCATTGGCCACATTTGCTACTGAAAGTCCCGTTTATACCAGTAACGTGGCCGCTGCCAGCACACGTTGCGTAGTCTATGCACAAGGTGCTGCCAATGTTCAAATTGTTCAGAAAGATCAAGGATATAGTTTTGTTGGTAATACAGCAATATCAAGTCAGTTCAGAAGAGACAATATTCGTATTGCCCCTGATTATAACAATCATATTTTTGTGCATCGTATCTTGCCCGAAGTGGTCAACTTGACCAGCAAAGGTTTGCCTGTGTATCCATCAACAGGTAACATCAGTGTCACAGTCGAAGGCGCACTCAGCGTGGGGTCAAGCCCAGCTTATAGTGTGCCTGTAACAATGCAGATTGACACCAATTACCCTTGGACACAGATTAATCAAAACGAAAGTCGTGTCAGCACCATTGAATTAAGCAATGTCAGCAGCACAAATATTTGGATGTGTAGCGCAGCCACTTGGCAAGTAACACAGGTTGAGGATGATCGTTAATGAGTCAATTTCCAATCAATACACCACAGGGCCTGTATGCCGCTGTGAACTATCTTGCAAGTGGACCCAGTGGCCTTGGACAAAACTTTCAAGGCTACAGTGATTACAATACCAAATATCTAACTGGTAACTTTAGAACTCCATTTACACAAGCCAATACTGCCAACGGGTATATTGCTCGTATTCCTTGTAGCAGTGCTGTGGTATTGAACGGCAATACTTTTCAATTCAACTTTGCATCGGTTCAAAGCACACCACCATTCAGTCAAGGTAATCCAATACGCAGTGAAAACTTTGCCAATGTCACAACTCCACAGGTTGAAGATTTTTGGAATGGTGGTTGGGGTCCTATTGGTGTTGCTAGTTGCAGCACAACCAATGTGATTGTTAGAACCAGCACAACTTACAGCAACATTGCCAACGTTACAACAGGTAATGTGTATTATCGTATAAGCAACACATTAAACTCTACTGATTGCAATGCTCGTGTCACAGTGCAAGGCGGAACTGACCGTGTGTTTATTAGTGCTCAATTGAGTGATACCATCAGTTATGTTGGATCGGGAGATCTAACTTATACAGTTCAAGTCAACCGTTATGTTGGATTTTTAAACAATGATCCAACCAACCCAGACTATTTGTTTAACTTTGATACTACATTAAGTCAAAAAGTCTACACACGCACAGGCTTGTCGGGTCCGGGCACCTTAGATGAAATAGAAACTGTGTTTAGCACAGTAATTGATCAACCAGCACCAAACTACTATTGGTATATTCTTGAAGTTGAATTTGATGTTACTGGCAACTTACAAATAAGCCAAAGTGCTTTGGGTTTGCGTAGCCTAAGTGCCCAGGTTGTAAAACAATAAATATTACTATGGCCACAGCAAAACCTCTCAACGCAGCCCAGACCGCTGCAAACCTAGCAGCACAAAAAGCTGCACTAGCACAACAGGCAGCAGCTCAAGCAGCCGCACAACAAAAATCTCAGGCACAGGCTGCGGCTGTGGCATCACAGCAGGCAGCGGCACAGGCACAATCACAAGCATTGACTGCTGGACAGGCTTTTGCCCGACAATATCTAAGTCCTGCTGATCAAGCTGCCATTGCCAAATTGCCAGCAGCACAACAGACCAGCACATATCAACAATTGGGTGCCACGGCCAGCCAAGGTCCTGGCGCACAGATGGCTGCTTACAACAAGAGTATTGCTCCAACCATTCCTGGCACCACTGCTTATGCTACAGCACAGGCAGCTGCCAAACCAGTAGCACCTGCGGCTCCAGCTGCACCAACTGCCGCAGATATTGCTGCACAAAATTTAGCAGCACAACAAGCAGCCAATGCTGCGGCCAATGCCAAACAACAAGCAGCCAATCAGGCTGCACAACAAGCAGCAGCACAACAGTTTGCTCAACAACAAGCTGATGCAGCAGCAGCCAAACAAGCTGCAACAACAGCCGCACAGGCCAAGTTTTCATTGCCTACTGGTAATGACAACACCACAACTACTCAAACAGTCACTGATCCAAGTGGTAGTTCTTATACCTATGTGCCTGCTGATCCTACAACTAATACACCTGGCCAATGGTATAAAAGCAGTGGCGGTGGTATGCAGGCAGTTGATGCCAAAGGCAATGCACAGGCCAATGCGCCTGTTGTTCCAACTACAACATTCCAAAAACAATTAAACACAACACAAACTGATGTTACTAACTATGCTCAACAACAAGCACAAACATCAGCAGTAAATGCGTTCAATGCCAGTCCAGAAGAACAAGCATATCAACAGGCATTGACAGCATATCAAAATGCTGGCTCAGCTGATCCTGCTACACAAGTTCAATTGGCACAAAAATTACAGGCTGCATCTGATGCTGTAAACAAAACATATGGCAGCGGTCAATACACAGCTGGCCTAGCACAACAACAAACTGGTGCTGCTGGCAAAAATCTAATGGCAGCACAAAATGCTGTCAGTGCTCAACAAGAAGCAGCACAACAAGCTGCTGAAAAACAAGCCGCAGCCGCAACACAAGCCAAAACTGATAACAGTGCTATGAGCACAATTCAGCAAGATCTAAAAACATTGGGTCCAGCTGCAACCAGTTTGTTAGGCACTTACAACAGTCCACAAGATGCTATCACCAATGCACAAAATGCCTATCAATCAGCATTGACTGCATATCAAAATAACAAGAGCACTGATCCTGCCGTAACTGCTCAGTTGGCACAAAACTTAAATCAAGCTGCTGAGCTAAATCGAACAGTCACAGGCGACCTTGCTGCCAACTATCCTGCGGCTGCACAAAATGCAGCATCAGCACAGACTGCGCTTGAACAAGCACAAACAACAAATCAGCAAGCACAAAACGCTGTCAGTGCTCAGCAAGAAGCTGCCTCGGTAGCAGCAAGCCAGGCCAGCCGTGCTCCTGCACCCGAAGCACTTACCAGTGCCCTAAGTGGTATCAACAACTTTGTCAAGTCAACCATTCCAGGTGGCTGGGCAGGTGTGGCTGCTGGTGCATTGTTGGCAGTAGGTATTACCAATCCTGAACTATTAGGTATGGCCGACAGTGGCACATTGACAGACACTGCATTAACCAACGCTGGCGTAAACCCAGCTGAAGTCAGCACAGCATTACAAAATGGTGTTGCCTCAGGCAGCATTCCATCAACTGAAGTTGGCTTGACCACAGAACAAGCTGCCACAGTGGCTCCGGCTGCTGAAACAACAGGTGCTACAACAGGTGCAGTTGCACCAGAAGCAGCAACAGCAGCACCAGTTGCACCAAGTGCAGGAACTGTTACTGAAACAGCATTACCTTCAGCGGCAGCACCAGCTGAAGCTGCACCAGCAGCCGCAGCACCAGTTGCTCCAACTACCGAAGCAGCTACAACAACAGCAGCCAGCAACACAGTGCCAGTTACATTGCCTGATGGTAGTGTGGGCACCTACAATCTAACCACAGGTGAAACTTTGGATGCCACAGGTGCCCAATCTAGTCTAGCACCACAAATGCCAACACCTGGTCCAGGCACACAAGTTGCTGAAGTAACACCAGGCACTGGCGGCTACAATGCCACAGGAACAACTTGGACAGATGCCAGTGGACAAACATATCCTGTTCAAAATGGTGCAGTGCGTATTGAAGTTGGTGGCGTTGGAAACGAACCAGGAGTTGTAGGTGGCACCGGTGAGTTGTCTCCTGTTACACCGGCAGCCACTCCAGCAGTGCCCGAAGGTGCCGCCAGCATTAGTCAAGTTACTCCAGTTGATGTAACTGGCGCAGTAACACCAGAAGTAGCAGCACCAGCAGCCATTGCACCAACCACAGCAGCCGCATTAGGCGCAGGTGCATTGGCAGCAGCCGCAAGTGGCGGTGGAGCCGCAGCAGCACCAGTAGCAGCCGCTCCCGCAGCAGCAACACCAGTTACTCCAACCGCACCTGTCGCAACACCACCAACTACTGGAACACCAGTATCTGGAACAGGAACAGGCACAACAGGAACAGGCACCAGTGCAGGTCCAATATCAGCACCGGCTACAACACCAACTCCGGTTGCACCTACTGCTCCAGTTACAGCACCCGCACCCGCTGCTCCTGTCGCAACACCAGTTACCGCTCCTGCACCAGTTGCTCCTGAATCTACTGTTATTCCACCAGGAACAAGTGCCGTAACACCAGTTGAAACACCAGCACCATTGAGTCCAGTTGATCAAACTGTGATTCCTCCAGGCACAAGTGCAGTTGCACCAACTACAGCAGGAACTACAGCAGCAGCCGGTGGAACACCAGGTTGGTTATTGCCAGCCCTAGCAGGTGCAGCAGCAGGTGCATTATTAAGTGGAACTGGCACAGCAGGTTCAGCCAACTACAACAACAGATCTTATCCACTAGGCACAGCCGTAGCACCTATCAATCCTGGTGCCAACCCAGGCCTGCTAATGGGACCTAATGTTGTCAAACCACAACTACCAGCCACAGGCACACAGGCCAATTACTATTGGGGCGGACGTCCATTGATTCAAAATCCAGCAGATGTCAACAACTGGAACACACAGATTCCGGCCAATGCACAAGGTTGGGGTGCCGCCAGCGCACAAGGAGTTGGTTCAAACACTATGAACATACAAGATTTGATTGCAGAATCTTTGGGACAAAGCCAAGCATTGAGTGCGTATCCTCGTGCTAGCCTTGCACCTGTTGTGCCAGCAAACTATACCAACTTCCCTAGCATTAATACTTTGGTAAACCAAACATTAGGCTTAGGCCAAGCAGCAGCAGGCGGACCTGTTGCTCCATCTAAATAAAGAGTAAATATACTATGAGCAACGGAGAACACAAATGAGTTTCGGAAAAAGCGGTGGAACAACAACCACAATACCAACACTAAGCCCAGAGCAAAATGCTCAGATTGCGGCACAAACGGGTTTCTTTACCGGAACTGTTGAACCTACATATCAACAAGCAGTTACTGGCGCAACTAACCTATACAACGCAGAAGCACCTGGTGTAACACAGGCAGCACAAAACCTGGCTGGCACTGCACAACAAGCACAAAACGTCCTGGGCACCACAGGCCAAAGCGCAGTTCAGACTGGCATACAAGGTTTGGAAAACGTCAACAGTGCAGGTTACGAACAACAACAGTTGGCAGCAGCACTGGCTCCTGCACAAGCACAGTATGCACAAAACTTGCAAAACCAAGCAGCACAATTTGGTGGCACAGGCGAATTAGGTTCAGCACGTCAAGCTCTCGCTCAAGCACAAACTGCTGGACAAACACAAGCAGCACAAGAACAAGCCGCAGCAACAGTTGAAAACAACATCAACCAACAACGTATTGCAGCAAGCCAAAGCCTAACTGGTGCAGGACAAGCAGGACTTGGACAGGCATTAGGTGCAGCACAAACTGGTGTTACAGCAGCTATGACTCCACAACAGTTGTATAATCAATATTCAAGCGTGTTGTTTGGAACACCAAGCGCAGCTTACAATCCAAACTTCAGCGGCACACAAGGCTCAACAAGCACCAGCGATAAAACCAGTTTTGGTATTAGCATTTAAGGATTACAAATGGCATTATTAGGATCACTAATCGGAAACGCAATGTCTGACAATCCACAAAGTATGGGTGATGTTGCGTCTAACTATTTCAACAACAGACTTAATCAAGATATGAGTCAATACCTTGGTGTTAATGCCAACTTGACTCCACAGTCAACAACCATTAACTACAACGACCAAGGTCAACCTGACACTGTAACAACCAAACACGCAGTTGGTGAACCAGATACATCAAGTGCAATGAACTACAACTTGGCACCACCAACGGCAGCGCCAGGTCAAGGTATTCAGAGCTTAGGACAAGTTGCTCCAGGTCAAGGTGTGCAAATGCCACAACCAATGGCCCAACCACAAGCACAAACACAACCAACATTCAATGTAGGTGGTGCTGCTCCTGTGACTGAACAACCAACAGCACCCGTGCCAGCACCTCAAGCACAAGCTGAAGCACAGTTGCCAGCACAATTGGCACAGTCAGCACAAGCTGCACAAGCACCAACTCCTCCTAACATTGGAACACCACCCGCACCAGGTGCTCCCACACAGTTGGCTGCAAATGGTCCAATGCCTGCTGGCGCTGTGCCAAACACACCAAGCACAGCACCTCAACCAAATCAGGCTCCAGAGACAGCACCTGCAACAACAGCGGCTCCTACAGCTACGCCCGAAGAGCAAGCAGTGATTGAAGCACACAACGAAACTAATCCTGAACAACGCCGTGTCAAAATGGCACAGTTGATTGCCACAGGTAATGAAGCACAAAAGAAAATAGCATTTAGATTACTTGCCGAAGATGGTGAAAAACAACGCAACTACGAAGAAGCAGTTCGTAAAGTTGATGAGATGACTCCTAACGACTACAGTCGTTATATGAATGCAAACAAGAAAGATGGCAGCTGGGTTCGTGCTATCTTATTCCAACGCCTTGGATTCAGCAAGCAAGCACAAGATGAATTAAACAAATTGGGATATGGTCCTAAAACAGCTGGTAGCGAAATGGTTGATGGTGATCGTTACAATGTTATTCGTGACCAGGACGGCAATGTTGAACGTGCGTTTGATAGCCAAGGTAACTTAGTTGGCAATGATGTATTGTCTAAGATTGGTGCGTTTGGTATGACAACCAAAGGCAACGTTGGACACGCAGGTGCTACCCGTGTGCGCGACGAAGCTGGTAATGAATGGAGCGTTGTTCCAACCACACGCGGCTCACAGTTCTTTGACAACAGTGGTAAGTCAGGCGTGCCAACAGGCAGAACAGTGCCTATCACAGTTGGCGGCGATGTTGCACTACAACGTCAACTTGCTATCCAAAGAGCACAGGTTGCATTGTCAGGCAAAAAAGGTGCAGAAGCAGTTTCAGTGTTGGGCGACCTCAACAAGAAACTACAAGCTGAAGGTCAGCCAACCGTATCTTATGATGACATTGGTATGAACGACAAAGGTGAATTTGTTAGTGGACGCGGTAATGCAGCACCATCAGCTGGTGCTGCTATTGGACAAGATTTAAGCGAAAGTTTGCGTGGTAAAATTGTTAGTGCAAACCGTAGCGCAGATCAACAACAAGCCTTGTGGGATGAAAGTGTTGCAGCCGGACGTCCTGGTAGAACAGCAGGTAATTTGCCGATTGCTAAACCAGGAACAAGCGCACACGAACGTGGTGGAGCAATTGATTTGCCACGTAATCTAACACGTGATGAACGTGCCGAACTTGCACAAAAAGGTTACTACCAACCCGAAGGCACAGACAGTGTGCATTGGCAACGTGTGCCAGGTTACACTCCACCAGGTGCAGCTACTGCACCAGCAGCAGGAACCAGCATTGCTGAACTTACACGTCAACGTGAACAAGCTGCCAAAGTTGGCGGAGCACGTAGCGAAGCATTCAACAAGATACTTGATGAAGAAGTTCGTTCACAAGCACAACAAGGTGACACTATTGTCAACACTCGTAAACAACAGTTCCAAATCTTTAACCGTCCAGGTATTAATGTTGATAAACTATTTGGTTTGTATAATTCTGCAAATGAAAATCCAAATGATCAGAAACTAAGCATTATCCGTGACATCATTGGTGGCACATTCAAACCCGAAACAGAAGTTAGCCAACGTCTTGCACAGCTAGATTTGACTCCACAAGAAAAGTCAGCATTGGCCGAATACAACATTGCCAACCAACGTATCAACAGCGCAACACTACGTGCCACTGCTGGTCCTGGTTCTGTCAGCGACGCTGAACAACGTATGAATAGAGAAACCAACGTTGATCCAACCAAGATACCTGCATTGGGTGCATACAACGCAATGGCACAAAGTCAGTTCAATGGCGACTTGGCTCGTTACAAAGGTGACTGGGCTGAAACAAGTCCAGCTGCCAACGCATTGCAACTAGACAAAGCCTGGCGCAAAGAACAACAGAATCTGATCAGTATGTATGCTGACATTGCTAAGAAACGTGCTGAGTGGATCAGTAAAAATGGTGGCACTACCAGCGCAGTCCGTCAAGGATACTTGCGTTATCCAGTGCCCGAATATGATCCAAATACAGAAACTTGGATTAAAACTAAACCACTAGCAGATATGGGAAGATAAGATGGACGAACAAAACTTTGATAAGTTAAGAGAAGAAGCACGTGCCAATGGATATAGTGATGAAGAAATTGATCAATATATCCGTGAGCACAGCCAACCATTGACTTCCGCAGATGAAAACAAACGTCACGAACAAAATGTAGGTATGGCTGAAACTGGCGCTGCTAAACTAGCGCAATATGGTCTAGAAGGATATGGCGGCTATCAAGTAGCCAAAGGATTAGTCAATGCAGCAGGTAATGCTTTCCGTGGACAGCCTGCTCCTGCGCCTGCGCCTGCTCCAGCACCACAAACAACATTTACTGGCGGAGCAAATCCAGCGTGGGATGCAGCACTAAGTCAACCACATCCACAAGCTAGTCCAATGAACGTTGCACCACAGCCACCGAGCGCAGCAAACTTTATGGGTCGTATGAGTCAATTGGCCAGCAGATATTTGCCAGCAGCAGCCGCAGCCGGTGCAATAGGTCAAGGATTGTTCTATACAAGTCCAGAAGAAATTGCTACAATGCGAGCTGCCGAAGCACAACGCAGAGCACAAGGCTGGAAGCCACTTAATGAAAGATAATTGAAATGATGGATATGGACCTACAACACCTACACACAGTTTTGGAAAACACTTTTGCCGCAAACTTTGTTGCTTACTATCGTGCTCACGTGGCACATATCAATATCAAAGGCAGAACTTTTTACCAAGATCACAAACTATTACAGAAGATCTATGAGAGCCTGCAGGACAACATAGACACCCTTGGTGAAAAGATTCGTTCAACACGTGCCTACGTTCCAGATAGCCTCAGCACAGTTGTAGGTATTAGTCCTATCATTGATATGCCAGTCACAGGCGATGCAATGGCTTTGTTGGAAATGATTGAGGAAGCACTAGAGGCCTTGATTGATCAATACCACGAATTAAACACAGCCGCTGAAGAAGTCAACTATGTTGATATCAGCAACTATGCACAGGATCAGATTGGCGTTATTGCCAAGTTCCGCTGGATGATTGAGGCCACCTTAGATGAACGCGACGAATCTCAAGACTATTGAACCCACACTAGAAGATCATCTAGAAGAATGTGAAAAACGGTTCCAAGACGTTGTCTGTAAATTAGACCGTCTTGAGAACCGTATGGATGTTATTGAAAATATCTTGATCGATATCAAAAGTTCGCTTCGTAAAATTGCCTCACAGCAGCCATAAAGGCTTCTTTGTCAAACGTGCCACCTTCAATGCGTGTGCCACGTTCGTCTAACATATACAATTCAATCTTGTCAGGTGTGTCATCGTCCACAACAATTTCAATCTTGTTGATATCCAATGCAGTTACTGGCGTTGCATCAACGCTGCCCCGGTGTTCTACTTTGTATCTCATTTTATGATGGCGTTGATGTTGTTTTGATCAACAATGTAATATTTGGTGTTGTCGTGTTCCAACATACCCACTGACTGCCAGTTGACACTGATGGCATCTCCTACTGCAAGTCCATCAATATCTACCTTGTCTCCAATGCTGTGAACATAGCCCAAGGGATTATGCTCTTGGTTTGGATTGCTCAATATGATACCGCTGTCGGTCTGCTTTTGAACTTCTTTGCGTGTGAAAATTACGCGAGTTTTTACTGCTACTACGTCTGACATAGTTCTTTTCCTTTCATTTGCTATGTTTTAATATAAAATGTGTTGCCTCGGCTGAGTCTCCATAGACTGCCTGTGCAAACTGTTCCAAGGTCATTGTCTGACCATTAAACATCCATTTTGGTGGCTCCCATTGCATATCAGCCAATGCTTTGTATGCTTTATTTCCTGATGGTTCTAACAGTCCCATTTGTTTTAATATCTCTATGGGATTGCTCATTTGCTATGCTTCAATACAAAATGTGTTGCCTCTGGTGTGTCTTCTCCAAACACAGCATTGGCAAATGCTACCGTATCCATTACTCGACCATCATACATCCAACGTGCTGTGGCTGCTTGACTACGACCCAGCCCTGCTATCATTTGGCCATATTGATTAGCGGCCTGTTGCTGTGACGACTGACTGCTATAACCCGTATACATCTGTGCGATTTGTTGTGCAGTCAATGAAGATATGGGATTTGCTGATAGTGATTGTGTCATTGTTTGTGGTCTGTGTGAGAAGCTCATTTCAAGTCCTGTGTAATACGTTTCATTGCCAATAAACCAACCAATCGAAAACCAAACTGTTCGTGCAAGCGCATAAAGGCCGCTTGCTCTTGACGTATACTTGAACTGACTAGAACTGGTATGCCACAGATGTGACACCAAAGAATCCATTGATGCAGCATCTGTGCTATTATAGTTATGCGTGTGCGAACAGGCAGATCTAAACAAACGTGTGCAATGGCAGCTTCGGCCATTTCTTCTGTGCTGTAGGGCGTGTAGTGACCACGCTTGCACCAAGCATAGGCCATCAATGCGCCAGTAGTTTTGTTACGTGCCACAATGACCTGTTCACGACTCAATTCAAAACTTTGTTCAGTTATGGCCTGTGTTAAGTTGTATTGGAATGCTCTTGGGCTGGGTTCCAGCAGGCCATCAATCTCTCGTTGATATTCTGCAACTGCCAGTGCAACCAATTCTGGTATGTCTTCGTAGGTGGCCAACTGCCAATGCCACGAGTCACCAGGTTTAGGTAAAAATCGTTCTGTTCCGTTCATTTCAAAGTCCTGTATAATGTATTTAGTAAATATAACAAATAACACAAGGAAATGCAATGGGCAGAAAATCTAAAACAACCAACAGAGCCGTGATAGGCAACACCAGCTTTGACCTGGACAACTACAACGCACGTATAGACCGGTCAGGTGACTGCTGGCCGTGGACTGGTGCTCGGCACGTTCAGGGCTATGGATTCCTCAGCGTGAGAAAAGAAGATACTCGAACTAGCACAATGACAGTGGCACACCGAGTTGCTATGATGTTGAAGTTGGATAGAGAACTAACCAGAGATGAATACATTATCCACAAGTGCGACAACCCATTGTGTGTGAATCCAGACCACCTTGAGCTTACAGACAAAATGGGCAAGAGTCAGTTTCACATTGATCTAGGCAAGTATGTGAACCGTGGTGCAACCAATACTGGTCTGGTCAAACAAAACAGACAGTATCGTTACACAGATGATGATATGCGTTGGATCCGTTCGGCCTCGACAGATGACATTGCTGCCAAGTATAATGTCACAAAGAACTATGCAGGCAAACTGCGCTGGGCTTTACGTCAAGGCTACAAGTGGCTGGACTAATTTGGGTTTGTGGGAGAAACTAGAAAAACCTTATCCACACCTTCCTCAGTAGTCTAGTTAACACCAGCCACAACAATATTTATAGGAACTTTATGGCAACGAAAAGCACAAAAAAGGCACCTGTCGAGCCTGTAATCGACGAGAAACTTTATCAAAAGATGCGTGAAATCTATCAGGAGTATACTGGCCAGCAGGTAGCAGATGCGGTGGCACGAATACGCCGGGAAATAGAAGCTGAACGCGAAGCTGCCAGTTTGGACCGAGACATTGAACGCTTGGTAGCTCGTCGTCAAGCATTAGGCGAAATGGGCATTTAACCTTTTTGGTATGCAAAAAGTAGTTATTTTGCTAACATTGCTAAATAAAAAGCACAGGGAACATTTTCATCTACGCAACGTAGATTTATTACTGCCCAGGGCAACTCTTATTCCGTAGTTGTGTGCGAAACGGAATCCTTAAACAGTAATAAATGAGCAGACTCAACTACAACAGACCAAACGGCGGATACGAAAAAGAACCTTGGCAAAAGGTTAAGTTCAGATCTTCTAATACCGGCTTGGCTCGAACAATACACGAAGAAACTTGTTTCATTCGTGGCAAATACTTTGGCAAAAAAATCAAGGACATCATTAAGGCAGATCCCAGATATTGCGACTGGGTGTTGGAAAACGAACCAAAAAGCATTGTGGCTCAACAAATAATCAAACACTTTAAACGATAATAGATAGCAACCCAGCGTCACAAATCCCCTCTGTGCGTGGAAGAGTCTAAACCTTGATTGGCCCTGAACATTAATGTTTAATCAGGATTTCCGATTATAAGCAACGACTATAAATGAACAAGCCGCTCGTGGCAACTCCGTGGGAAGGGTATTCTCACGAGCACAAGCGTTAGGCGTCCGATACCTAGTATCACGGTTTGAGCTTCCAGGATCTTGTCTGGTATTAAAAATCAAATGGGGGGAGGGGTTGAGTTCTCTCTTGGCATCTGTTGTGTAGTTATTAAATCAAGACCAAACGCTATGCGTTCAGTCTTGTGTTAGTCCAAGCGTCGCTGGCGCTCGCCCTTTGGCCTAATCCAGTTCTGCTACCGCACAAAATAAGAGAAGTCATAAGTTCGAGCGGAGCGATGCTCAGCGAAGAACGGATCTCATTGAGATCCTCATAGGACTCTCAAGTAGCCCTAAATAGTTGATTTTGTATAAATAAATAAACAAAGGAGACTTTATGGCTCGACAATATTTACTGACCAAGATAGAACACGAGTTTGGAAAAATGAATTCAAACAGCATACACAAGATCTACTTCCTTGACTTGGAGGATATGGAGGAGTATGTTACAATCGTGGATGAGAGCTTCAGAAACTTCACTAGAAGTAATTGGCATACCTTGTGTTATTACCAAGATACACCTTATGGCATCTACACTGGACTTGTGAGAACTGCCAAACGCACCAAGACAGGTATGCCAGTTATAAGTGCAGACAGCTATCCACAGATGATTGAACCTCTTACAAAGGACGAACTCATAGCTGTGATTGAATTTAAAATTATTGAAATGGAAAGAAATGAAAATAATAGTATTGGCGATACCGCACACTAAGACACATCCTGATTGGCAGGGCTGTGCATTTACAGGTAAGGTGCTAAAGTTTTTAAAAATGATGAGCGGTCGTGGACACGAGATTGTTCACATAGGACATCGAGACAGCATTGTGCCAGCAGGCGTCACCAACATAGCAGTCACAGATGACACCACACTAAACATTGCCTATGGTGCCGAGTATCTGTCGGGTGCTTGGAAGACAAATGGTTTTGCACACTACTATGATATACGTGACTATGCACACCAAACATTCACGCAAGGCGCCATAGATTACATTAACACACACGCAGACAACAACACATTGGTCTTGGGATTTTGGGGTTGGGGACACCGAGCCATACACGATGCTTGCCCAAACTGCATATTCATTGAACCAGGCATTGGCTATCCTAGTGCATTTGCACGTTGGCGCATTTACGAAAGCCACGCCATAATGAACGCTATGTATGGGGCCAAATCGATTGGCACTTGTGATATGGATTGGTATCACAGAGTTATCCCCAACTACTTTGATCCCGAAGACTTTGTCTACAGCGAGGACAAAACAGACACAGTGCTATATCTTGGACGTGTCTATTCAGGTAAAGGATTAGACATCATCATACAGGCAACTGAACGTGCCAAGCGAAAGCTGATTGTTGCAGGACAGGGCACACTGGCACAAATGGGCTATGCCTCTACTCCTAGTCACGTAACTGAAGTGGGCTATGCTGATGCTGAACAACGCAAGATGTTACTAAGCCGTGCCAGTGCAGTTGTGGTTGCAAGTGGATATTTGGAGCCATTTGCCGGAGTGCAGGTAGAGGCTTGGCTAAGTGGCACGCCTGTGATTACTCCAGACTGGGCAGCGTTTGCTGAACTCAACGTAGATGGCGTAACTGGATATAGATGCAACACATTTCGAGACTTTGTCACTGCGCTTAAAACGGTTGATCAATTAAAATCAAGTGATTGCCTAGCACACGCCGAACAGTTTACACTAGAGAAGATAGCACCACGTTATGAACGTTACTTCTCAGATGTGTTGGATGTCTATAATAGGGATGGTTGGTATACAGTCTAAAAAAAAGCCCAGAAATGACGCTGGGCTTTTTTATTCCTGTGACTAGCAGGAAAAAGGACTTCTGACTCGAGTGTAGCAGGACCGAACCGGACAATAAACTATGGCAGTAGAAAAAAAGTGTTTAGTGCCTGCTACATTTTTATTTAGCCCTGCACGCGGGTGATGATAGAACTTGATACCGATTCACGCAAGGCCTTAAGTCTAGCTTCTGTTTCGGCCAACTGCATTTCCTCACGCTTGCGCTCAATCTCAACTTGTTTGACCAATTCCAAATACTCAGGACTAAACTGACCATCACGTATCCAGCCCATATGCACCAAATGCACATATTTCATAATATCTTCCTCACTACAACCTGCCTGCTCCATTAGCAGCACAGCAGTTTCAAAGGCGTGCATTACACTCAATGTTGGACGCTTGTTGCCCAGAAACCGGTTGTCTTCTGCGGCATACTTAATTTTACGATTCATAGCTATTCCTTAAACAAGTATTTATTATGTGCTCGGGTGGGACCAAAAAGCCTAAATAATTGTATGCTAGTCACAATTTATCAAGTAACATATCCTGGTTTGGTGCCAGTTCAACAATACTACAAATGGCCATTCCCACAAGATGCCGAAGGACGCACTCTGGCAGTTGCAAGCTGTCCAGGCTGCGGCAAGAACTTGGGCTATCTTGCGGACGCACACAAGTGTCGAGGAACACTCACTGCCAACCCCATAGACAATCGTATGCACAGTCGAAAAACAGGACGTCCACCCAAACGGCGCGACGAAAGCCTATTCCGGCAATACCTAGCCACACTAGACCATCCTGTAGTGGTAAGTGAATAATTGTAGTTGTTAAAAAACAACACTACATTTGCTCCAAAAAGGCAAGTGCGCTATAATAAACACTTAACAACACACAAGGACCCCAAATGACCCATTGCGTATTATCACCAAAAGACACCGTAAAGAGAATATGCCTGGCTATGATTGCCAATAAACCCAAAATGGTCAAAGGCAAGGCAACATATCTTGGTAAAACCTATACCAGTTTAGATGATGCTTGGGATTGGTTTGAAGATGATATGAACTTTGTAAAATGGAACATAGCAGAACAATATCTTGATGTTGAAGAACATCGCCAACTTCGCAAAGAGTTGGAGGCAGCAGAATGAAACGACTGCTGGGGTTTATAGCGTTAACCATAACTGTGGCAGCGCCAGCAGCAACTTGGCTTGAATATGCACACAGCAATAGAGCCAGTTATGAGTATGAACCCACCCTGATCACACATCACGATCTCGACGGCAAAGCCTTGATAGTTTGGAGCAGAACAGTCATAAACGATCAAGTGCAACAACAAACAAGATATGAGCTGCATTGTCCCAGTCTCAGCATTAGAACCACCTATGAAGTGCGCTACGAACACACAGATGTGGTTTATCAAATGCGTGACAATAATAATGTTTGGCAATACGCTGTGCCCGACACACCCGAAATGACATTACTACAGTGGACCTGTAGTCACTATCAATAAAACGGCAAAATCTGTGACTTGACATAAATAAATAAAAGCAGTATAATAAACACACATTGTTAAACATTAAGGAGGCTTACAATGGACAGTTTCAACAAAAAATATGGTCACCCTGTAGTGGATTTTGATTGGTTTAGTTTCGAACCCCGACACGGTGCTGCTGTTCGCAATCAACGAGTAGCAGAACAACTGGCAGTTATTTTGATGTCACAGAGCTGTCAAGATAGTTTGCAACACACTACAGAGTTTGATCCCGATAATTCTTGGACCACTACAGTAGGAACAGGTGGCTGCGGTCAGCCAATGCCGTGTATGACACAAGCACATCAACGAGCCATACTGGCTGCACACTTTGCTACCTACAGCCAATATCATTATGAATGTTGTTATTTGGGTTTGCCTGATTATGAGTGTTTAAAACAGTTGGTTGAAGATATGGATTATTACGGGACACAAGGTCAACGCAGACAACAACTTGATCTCAACATTGCCCTTGTGCATTCAGTTCTACGCGAGTTTGAAGATGCTTATGTTCGCAAAGATCCCGACTTTCTATTTGAAATACTTAAAAGACAAGATAACTAAAAAAATAAACAAGGCCCGAAAGGGCTTTGTCCTATAAAGGAATTGAAATGAAAAAAGATAAACTTGAAGAACAACAAACATTATTGGTAGATTTATATGTTAAAAAATATAATATATCTCGTGAAGAGGCTTATCCAAAGTTAAAAGCAGAATTTTTGAAATTGTTTGATGATCTGTATGAAGGTAGGTATCCTTGGAGATTTATATATCTGTGTCAAGATGCTGGATGTAGTCAGGAATTTATTGATGCTGAAATCCGAGAACAGCATAATTGGATTAGCCAGCAACCTGATTATGACGAAAAGCGTAAATGGCAAAAATAATAAAACCTAAAGCCTCCCCGTTTATAGGTTTTGGCCCAGTTGATGCTGGGCTTTTTCTTGACCATCGGTTCGGACTAAATAAACTAAACTGAAAAGGATTCAGAAAGTATCGATATGGAAAAGAAAAAGAATGGTGGCGCAAGGCCTGGAGCTGGTAGACCCCGAGGTTCAACCAACCGTGTTACTGCCCGTGAATTATTAGAAACTGCTGATCTCATAGTAGGCAAACCCTTTGTGGTCACCTTACTGGAAGGATATCGAGACAGTATCTATGCTGATGACAAGAAGTTAAGAACCACATACGAGAAGATGATCCTAGACAAAGTAGCAACCACCTTGGTAGAAGCTGAAATCTCTGATTCAGAAGACGCCATAGCTGCCAAGCAGGCTGCATTTGCTGAAGCATTGGCCGCCCTGGCCGGAAAGACCCGAGAATAATGGCACAAGTTTTAACTACCGGCCGTCTAGGCATCACAGGACATAGTGAACGTGGCGTTGCAAAACAACACAAGACATTTGAAGTCGAACCACACAGCGCACGCCAAGCTGAAATCTCAGCCGACTACCACGGTAAGATTGTAAACCGGATGAATCCTAGCAAACGTAAGGACAACGCTCGGCGCTATCCGCAGACAGGATTAGGAGGTTGATATGCACGATGAAGCCTGCCCAGTGTGCGGTCACAAGCACACTAAATAAAGTATAAAAGAGAACAAGATGCCATTAACTAAAAGCACAAGCAAACAGGCGTTCCAAAAGAATGTCAAAACTGAGATAGCAGCAGGCCGGCCTCCTAAACAAGCCGTTGCCATTGCTTACTCAACCAAGCGTGAAGCTGAACATCACAGCGATCATAGCAAGCGGCGTAGTGAACATTATCACAAATCAGTTGCAGCCCAAAAGGTTGTAAAAGGTGCGACAATGATGACTAGAGCACAAGGCCAAATGATCAATGATGAGGAAGATCGTTTCAGCGATGGCAAACTCTAAAGCGTCAATATTAAAAGGTGTTTATAACTTAAACCCAACCAAGATGGTGCTGAAGCAAGGATCCGGAATGAGTCGCAAGGCTGAGACTGGTAACGTAAAAGGTTTTAAAAAGGTCAAGCCGCCAAAGGCTACAACAAGGAAAACAAAATGAGTAAAATGAATGGTATGACAAAAGGCGCAGGCGAAACAATGCCAAAACGCCGTAGTGACCAAGCTGGCGATGGTGAAGACTTTGCCTTTAACGGTCAAATGGGTGATGGTGTTAACCGCGCTGGCAACAAGTATGCTGGTAACCATTTCTCTACAGCAATGAAAGAGAACTATGGTCTAATGCAGAGCCAACGCAAAGGTAACACCAGCGACAGTCCTATGGATGTTGGTCCTAGTGTGACACGTGACAAGCGTAAACTAACTATTGCTACTGCCAGCCAAGGTGGTCGCATTAACGGTGGCGCACATTGCGAATATCCAGGCAACCCAGACAAGATTAATGTAGGGAGCAAATAATGAGCGGTATCGTTCCAGTAGGTAGTAGTCAGTATTTGGCAGTCAGCACTAGTCCAAACAGCGTGACTTACGGTCCTAACGTTTCAAACACATTCCGTTTTGTGAATGAAAGTGCAACTGCCACAATCTATGTTGCAGTCTACAACAGTCAGACACAGGCCAATGCCTTTGTCAAACCCACAGCTGGCACCAGCGTTCCAGGATGCGTGGCCATTGCTCCAGGTTGGCAAGAAACAGTGTCAGGTAACTTTGGTGCACAGAACACCAACACAATCTATTGCTGTGCTGTGTCAACAGGCAGCTTCAACGTGCTAGTCACTCCAGTAAGGGATTAAAAAATGGCCACAAGTAATCAAGGTGTAGTGTCAGTTCACAACAGCACAGACATTAACCTATACAACACAACAACTGACCAATTTGGTAAAACAGTTTACACAACTCCGGGTCGCGTTAAGACCATTGTGTTTGACACAGTGGATGTTACAACTGGCGCCAACGTCAGCTACAACAGCACAACAGGTGTATTCAGTTTGAATGCCAACGTTACATATCAATTGGTTGCCAGTGCTAGAATTGACAGCTATCAAGCTCCAGCAGGTGAGCCTCCAGCTCTAGTCTGGGTTGATAAAACCATTGGTGGTGTAGTTGGACAACCAGTGCCCGTTGACTACACCAACGTGACAACATACCGTCCCGCACAGGATACCACAGTGGTATTGACAGCAGCAGTTTGCCGCCCAACACTACCATTGACTTGGGACTATCCAAACCAATTAACCAATGCCACTGCTACTGTTAGCGTTGTCAGCGGTTGGATCGAATAAGGAACAACAAGATGATCAGCAACAGTAAAACACGAGGTCCAGTTAAGATGGACAAGGACACAGGCGCACGTAGTTGGACTTGTGCCAACCCTCACGCCGTAGACAACGTCAACGTAGCACAGGGTCCACGCACAGGCAACCGTAACCTGGATATGAAAAAGCGCAGCGATTTCATTGCAGCCAAAGAGTCACGTGAACCATTGGCAACAATGATTGAAGACGCTTACGCAGCACGCCAACACGAGTATGAGGATTACGAATACACCAACGGTGGTTCAATCCACGACAATACCAAAGAGACTTTCCATAAGGCTCAAGGTATTCGACCTGCTGTGAAGAAATTACGTAAGTAATAGTATAGATTCTATCGGGCCACTGGGGTAGGAGCTCCTGTTTTGGTTTTGACCAGTGGCACATTTTATTTTAAAGGAACAGAAATGCAAAAGAAAACACAACCCGCCGCCGACCTCGATTGGGGCACAGGCGAAGAAGACGCCACAGCAGTGGCAGCAAAAGAAGTAAGCTGGACCACAGCTGAAGCTGACGCCAAACCAAAGACAAAGAAAAAAGTAGAAGCAGTGTTATTGGACAGTGGCTTTGATATGGAAGGCCTTATGACCGACTTTCCTACAGCCACAGAACTACAACGCTTTGTCTATGACCAAACTGGCGTGGTATTGAATTTAAAAGGCCGCAGCAACAAACTGAAATATCAGATTGCTATGGATGTGCTGAATGGTGCAGAACCAGACGCAGCATTTGTTGGTAGCGAGAATCCCTATGTTGACAAGACTGAGATCATTCCAGAAGATCCACTACGTGATCCTCCAGCCCGTCCACGTGAACTAGAAGGCCTTAACCTTGTGACACGATTTGGCACAAACACATTCCCACATCCAGAACCAGAATGGCGAGCACAGGACATCAAGGCCAACGTGGTGTTTCGCAAATACGACAACGGCATCATTACATATGAGATCACAGGACCCATTGCCAAGAAGGCCATTGGCACCAAGATCAACAAGTTTGGTGTCAAACAACCTGAACGCCTGACCTGGGTTGACCCACGCACCGGAGAACAGATCATTCGCCGTGCTGATGGCAGCTTCACACCATTGGGCACACGTCTACGCACTTTTATGCAACGCCAACGTGTGAACAAGTCAAATCAATGGGATGTATGGATTGACCGTGACTTCGTTGTTGTTGGTGACAACGCCATTGACAATCCTTGGGGTGCATAATGCTATTGAAACAATCACCCCTGCCAGTGCCACGTGATGCCTTAGAGCCAGTGTTGAGCCGGGCCAACATTGATTACCATTACGGGCATTTGTATCGAGGTTATGTGGATCGTTTCAATCAGCACGAGGGCTCACCAGAGTTCAATCGTGCTGGCGCTTTCCTACACGACATTTACTTCACACAGTTCACACGTCCCAACACAGGATCTAAGCCCGGTGAACTCACAATGGACCTAATCCGTAAACATTCAAGCAGCCTAACTGGCCTCAAAGCCCTAATGAAAGATGCTGCTATGCGGATACAGGGTTCTGGTTGGGTTTACCTGGCCACCGACGGCACCATCAAGACCATAAAGAACCACGAAGTGCGTGATGACATTGTGCTACTCATCGATTGGTGGGAACACGCTTGGAATCCTGACTACCTTTGGCGCAAAGAAGAATACTTTGACAACATTTGGAAGATCATTGATTGGAACCATATCGAAGATAGATTGGGTCTAATGTAATGGGGTTACACACCAACGACATTGCTAGACAAATGGAAACTGTTGCTGAGTCCCGACAGCGCCTGGCCCAGGAGCAAACTGCTGATGTCAAGATCTTGCAAAAAGTAAACAGTGCTCATCGTGAAGCATTCGCTGAAAAGTATCCAGGACAGGTTGAACACTGCCTACGTCTAACAATGGAAAGGCTCCAAGCGGGCCTTGACAAACGTGGTGATGTGGATGTGAGCAATCCTGATACCTGGCGTATGACACCTGCTGAACTTGAACAGTTGGCTCAAACTGCACAACTCTTAAACGATATCCGACGAGGATTCTAAAATGATATTTGCTACAGGAGAAACAAATGAAATATCAACTGTTACAGGGCAACAATGTTGCCACACTTAAAACATTTCCCGATAACCATTTTGACAGCATAGTCACAGATCCACCCTATGGCATTGATTTTCTGGGCAAGGCCTGGGACAGTGACACTGGTTCATTGGAGACCTACCAAGAATGCCTGCGTGTTCTAAAACCCGGAGGCCATATCCTGGCTTTCTCGGCAGCAAGGACCTACCACCATCTGGCCACAACCATTGAGCGTGCCGGATTTGAAATCCGTGATCAGATTATGTGGATCTATAGTTCAGGCTTTCCTAAGAGTCAGGACGTTGGACGCCAACTGCACAAGAAGGCCAATGGCAAGCCTGACAAACAACGCTTTGATCCTGCCATTATGATTCAAACAGGTAATAACTTTAAACATCCCAACACAGGCAAACTATATCGTGCTTTGCCTGACATCAATGGTAACAAGTTGGCACAAAGTCACGAAGGCAACAAGTATGGAGTTGTGTATGAAGAAGTCATTGTGGTAGATAATCCCTGGTCAGGTTGGGGCACACAACTCAAACCCGCACACGAGCCCATTGTTATGGCCCGTAAACCACTGTCAGAAAAGAACATAGCTGCCAACTGTGAGAAGTATGGAACAGGAGCCATCAACATTGATGCAGCTCGTGTAGGAGATGATCCTATGATAGTGCGTCATCTTAAAAAGGATGATGGCAAGGCATTTACTCATCACGGAGATGGTAAGAAGAATTGGGACACCTATGAAGATGTTGGCACGGTAGATGGTCGATTTCCAGCCAATGTCATCGGAGAGATCCCAGATTACCAAAAGTATTTTTATTGTCCCAAAGTCAGCCGTGCTGAACGACACATTGGTCACGAAATGCCACCGCCTATGTTTGGTAATGTAGAAGGAGCATATGGCCCTGACGGCAATC